ATGTTTACCAGTAGAAAAGAACCCAATGCAAGAGCTTATGGAGAACCTACCAGACCTAGATGCTGTACCTTTAGCTAATTTACAACCATGACAAGAAAAGCTTTACGAATTGCAAGTGAAAATGGCAAGGTTTATTACAGAACTTTTCCATTAGGTAAAAAGAAAGAAAATAAATATCTCAAGTTGCAAAGACAACAAAGACAAATAAATCCAATGGAATATAATAAATCTCAATACGGAGCTAAGTATGTCTGAAAAAAGAGATTCTTTAAAAATTAATAAAAAGAAAAAGCTAACGCAAGCTGATTACAAAAGAATGTATCCAGAAGCTGGAAAGAGAACTAATGAAGGAATGAAACAAATGAAGGAAAGAATTAAACATGGTGATATGCACCTCCATTATGGGTTTCCTGATACACCAGAAGGTAAGAAACAATATCAAAAAGCTAAAAAAGAATATGGACTATCTTAAAACATAATCATTGCAACCTTTACCAAAAAAATTACAAGACTTTAGATATTTCTTAATCGTTACTTGGAGACATCTAAACCTACCAGATCCTACACCTGTTCAGTTAGACATAGCTGAATATCTACAATATGGTGCAAGACGTAAAATCATACAGGGATTTCGTGGTGTAGGTAAGAGTTGGATTACATCTACCTATGTAGTGTGGAGACTTCGTATGAATCCACAGCTAAAGTTCTTGGTCGTATCTGCCAGTAAAGATAGAGCCGATAACTTTACTACATTTACCATGCGTCTTATCAATGAGATGCCAATACTTGCTGATTTGATCCCCAGAGATGACCAGAGAAACAGTAAGGTAAGTTTTGATGTAAAACCTGCACAGGCCGATCATGCTCCCTCATGCTCTTCTAGGGGTGTCTTAGGGCAGATGTCAGGAGCTAGAGCAGATGAAGTTATAGCTGATGACGTAGAAGTTCCTAACAACTCCTATACACAGCCCATGAGAGACAAACTTAGTGAAGCTGTAAAAGAATTTGAAGCGATCTTAAAACCAAATGGAAAGATTACCTTTCTTGGTACACCACAGGTAGAAAATTCTGTGTACCTCACACTAGAAGAAAGAGGATATGAAACAAGAATATGGACAGCTAGATACCCACAGCTAAAAAACAACTATGGAGATAGACTTGCTCCTAAAATACAAAAAGAACTCCTAGAAGGGCTTGTAAAGCCTAATGATCCTGTAGACCCTATAAGGTTCTCAGCACAGGATTTGATGGAACGTGAAGCCTCCTATGGGCGTTCTGGCTTCAATCTACAGTTTCAACTAGATACAACCCTTTCAGATCAAGATAGATACCCTTTAAAAATAAACGACCTAGTAATCGCTTCTGTAAATAAAGAATTTGCACCAGAAAAAATTATTTGGTCTAACAATCCCGAATATGTAATACAAGATCTTCAATGCGTAGGGTTTAATGGCGATAGATTTTATCGACCTGCTCAAGAATTTGGAGACTTCATAGAATATACAGGGTCAGTTATGTTTGTTGACCCATCAGGAAAGGGCAAGGACCAGACCGCTATAAGCTGCGTTAAGATGCTTAATGGTAATTTATACGTCACAGAGTGTTTAGGACTCTCAGGAGGCTACTCAGATGCCGTTCTGGAGAAAATTAGTAAGATTGCTAGAGACAATAACATAAATCAAATACTCGTAGAACAAAACTTTGGCGGTGGTATGTTTGCTGAACTGTTAAAACCCTTCCTTATGAGGTTCCACCCATGCCAAGTTGAAGACGTTAGAAACAATAAGACTAAAGAACTACGCATAATCGACACATTAGAACCTGTAATGAACTCTCACAGGCTCATAATTGACCGCAAAGTGATAGAAAAAGACTTCCGTTCTAACCCTCAAGAAACACCAGAAAGAAGATTAAAGCTCCAACTTGTCTATCAACTATCACGAATATCTCGTCACAGAGGTTCCCTAGTACATGATGACCTTGTTGACTCCCTAGCAGGTGCAGTTGCCTACTGGACAGAGTACATGGCTCAAAATGAAGACCTAAATATCTCTAAAAGAAAAGAAGAACTACTCTCTATTCACACAGATAACTGGAACGACCTAATGAATAACACTATCTGTCAAACTGCTATGGGTATGACTCCTCAACAAATAAGAAATAGTAACGTATCAGACCAAGGTTTTATCAAGGATTTCTATTAGGGACCACTATAGGAGAAAGAACAACATCTACTCACTAAGATTACACTAAGAATATACTTAGGATTTCACTAGGGGGGAGGACCCTTGACCTGCTGCTGCATGATTCCTACCCAAAAAAAATTAGGAACAAAAATTTGAAGGGCTTATACGCATATATAAATTACTAGAATCCCCAATGCCCTATTACTTTTTTATAGAAAAAAAGAAGATATATCTAGTAAAAGCATTGATATAACTAGGATCTTATAATATATCTTATATTATTTGGTGGTATTTCTTGTATCTGGCTTAATTTTGAAGCTGTATATGTCTTTTAGTTATCGATAGGGAGGGTATTGTTACAGAATGTTAAGTTGGATTTCATTAGTGATACTAAGGGATTACAGAGAAAGTTCTATTGAAGCCTTGCAATAGGCAACAGCATATGTAATGATACCAATATCAGATCAAACGATTTGATTCAAACCAAACTTAGAACCACACTATGACAACAACAATTAAAGTATCTACACGTTCAGCTTATGGCCAGACTTATGTAGATGTAATTGATGACAAACAACGAGGTGCTTTGCAGTCTTTGACAGGCAACTCAACTCTCACTCAAAACAATATTAATTGTTTAAAAATTCTTGGCTTTAACTTTGAGTTAGTACAAGAAAAACCACAAGACATCAATTTTTAATTATGTACGGCTACAAAATTATTTACCATTGCTCAGATTTTGACAAACCACAAGAGTTTATTTGTACATCAAAATCATTATTGACAGCAATAAACTATGCTAAGAAATTCATTGAATTTAACCAAAAAAATAACTTAGGTGCATTTTATGAATTAATTACTGTAGTGGAAAACGTTTAACGATTCCTTAGAGCCTACATAGAGTAGGTTCTAAAGAATCCTTAAAAAAGATTCTACAAACCAAACAAACCAAATTGAACCATGACAACACAAACAGAATTAACACTAAGAGATCAATTACAAGATTTCTATAATTCTTTTGAAGGAGAAAAAAGAGAAAATAATTCACATTATTTTTTCTTAAAAGATGAATCTAAAAACAAGTATCAAGACTTAGTTAGAGAGCTTCACATGGGGGAACTTCCAAATGATTGGAGATATGAAACAATTAAAAATCTTGTTTCTAGTTTTCTTGAATATTATTCAGATGATGAGGAGCTTACTTACGACAACTTACAAGATGCTTTAAGAGAATCCATTGCTGATAATTGCTGTGATGTTTCTAATAGCTGTCTTTTTGAATGGCTTGCTGAAATACCATCAAGAGCAACTTTTGAAGATATGTCTTCAGTAATTGGTATTATTGATGATTCAGTTGATTTAGGTTATCTAGCCATGATGCGACAACGTGAAGAAATCGAAATCATGGGTAGTAATATCCTTTATCATTTTGATAACAATTAGATTCTTTCTAGGTGGGCTTTCTAGCCTACCTTGAAAGGCTCTCAAACCTTTCAAATGTAAACCTTATTTTGAACCACAATGGAATCTAAAAAACAAGAGAAAACCTATCTAGCATTTATGCGTGTTGGTGGCGGTTCCTCTTGGTATCAAGGTTCGATAGAACCAGAACACGCTGCACTTAAATGTGTAAAGCAAGCCAAGAAAGATTGGAAAACCATTTACAAATGGGAACCAGAAACAAAATGGCAAGTTGGTATTTACGATATGACTAATCACAAATATGGTTGGTCGGCTTCTACTTTTGGAATATTTCCAAGACTTAAAGATGGGAGTGTTTCTAGGAAACGTAAACTTAAGTACCTTAAAACTGTAAAACTTTACTATTAAGTCCACTCAGAATCGCCTAGAAGGTGCTTGTTTTATCTTCTAGGTATCTTTACACCCTTACTTTTTAACCACAATGGAATCTAAACAAATGAAACTATCTAAAGAAACAAGATTTTATTATCTTGATTATTTACAAAAGAAACTAAATCAAAAAGTTAGAGGTCAAGAATTATCGTTGTCAGCATTAGACAATATGCTTTACATGATAATGGAACTCAAAAAAGAAGATCAGTAAACACCAAAGTCAACCCTTAAATTTCCGTAGCCCAAACTTGGAAAACTTATTTTCAAAAATAAATGGGTTGACTTTTCTTTTATCCTTTGGCATACTTATATACAGGTATGCCAAATACCACTAACCAAACCACAGGAGCCACAAAGCAATGACTACCTTAATTGTTTGGGTATGCTTAGTAATTCTTTTGTATATCTTTCTTAAGAACTTTATTAATCATGCCTAGATCAAAGACTGCTACTCTCTGGGAGCTTGATTGCATACTTCATAGAGTTGCAAAAC